GAAACAGCTCACTTCTCTTCCGGCTTATATGTTCGATATGAGCGCGGCAGATTTCGCGACGTATTCAGCAAAGTTTGCGGCTGACATTCCGGGGAATATCAAATCCATGATGGAAACGGAATACGTCAAGGCGCGCTTGGAAGAGGGCTACGAGCGAGACGTCATCTCAGCATTGAAAGGGGATGGCGGCTACATCAAGGCAGGGCTTCAACTCGGAATGCTTCCGACTAAGGTGGGGGATATTATTCCCGTTGTGGCGGGCGGCTGGATGGCAAGACAGCGCGCCTACGATCTAGCAAAGCGTGACGGGATGACGGACGAACAGGCAGAATACAGGGGTATGCTGGCGTTTGAAATGGCAACGGATCGAGCGCAACAGGCGGGAGATTTGAAGGATCTTTCTCACTATCAAGGTGGGGGTTCATTGTTCAAACTCTTCACGATGTTCAAGACTTCTCCCCGGCAATATTACGCGAATGTTTACGAATCGCTACTAGACGCCAAAGCAGGAAAGAAGGGGGCGAAAAGCGAATTTGTCAGGAGAATGATAATCGGGCAAGTGATTCTTCCGATGGTATTCCAGGCGGCAAGCGATGTCCTGCGATCTCCTTTCAACGATGACGATGAAGAGGACTTTGAGGCTCCGGACTACGTGCGGGCGGTTTTGCTCGGGCCTTTGAACGGGCTTTTTATTGCGGGCGATATGGCGGAACTTTTGACATCGGGCCTATCCGATACAAAAATATGGTTTGAGGAACTTCCTATCTTCTCAGGTCCGACAGAAGTAGCTGGAGCATTACAGGAATTTTGGGATGGTGATTTCCAGCAAGGATTAGACGAACTCTTGCGCGGCATGGGCCGCATGGTTGCGCCGTTCACATACTACGAAATTTTCAGAAGGGAAACAGACAGACTTGGAATAACAGAATAGAACTATGATCTCCACAACAACATCAGCACAATCGTTCACCGGCAACGCTTCGACCGTTACGGCTTACTCAATCACCTTCCCGCTAGTGGATGCGTCTCACCTGGTCGCCATCGAAACGGTAACGGCTACCGGGGTGGAAACTACTCTGGACAGTGGAGACTACACTTTCACGCCGACAACGGACAGCAACGGGCGAATCACGGGCGGAAGCGTGACGACCGATCCGGCTATCGCGGCAACGTCTACCATCGAATTCAAGCGGGTCACGCCAAAGACTCAAACGCTGGACTTCACGGCGGGCGGGGCTTTCGGCGCGGAGGCTCTGGAATCCGGACTCGATAAAATTGTGATGATCGCGCAGGAAGTGGCTCGGGACTTTGCGGAGGCTGACACTACGCTGACGGCGGCAGACTCGGCCATCGAGGCAAGGCTTGATATTTTGGAGGCGTAAACTTTTGCTTGCAATCCATTCATTAGAACTCAAAAATAAAATCTATGAATAAACTTTCTATTCTCGGACTCATTCGCCACTTGCTCAGTTTTGGCGGAGGCTATCTTGTCAGCAAAGGCATTCTCGATGAAGGTTCCGCGCAGGAACTCATTGGCGCGGCCATCACGATCGGCGGCGCACTCTGGTCCTTCTTCGCTCCCGAAAAGCGCGGTTGATGAAAATCAACTGGCGCGAGGTCCAAACGCTATTGGCGGCTCGGGGTTTCAATCCCGGTCCTATCGACGGCATCTTCGGGCCTAGAACTTCGGCGGCGATTGTCGGCTACAAGAAATCCGTAGGGCTTCGCGCTCGGGATTATGTCGGGCCGATCACGCTGGCGTCTCTCCGGAATAACAAGAACGGGTTTCACGTTCGCGGGACCGTCCTGCCATCGGCGGAACCGTCTTGGCTCAAGCGGGCAAGGGTGGAAATTGGGGTGCGTGAATACCGGGGAGCTGCGCACAACAAGCGGGTTCTCGGATATTGGGAACTTTCCCGATTGGCATTCAACGATGACGAAACGCCCTGGTGCGCCGGTTTTGTCGGGGCAATGCTGGAGGACGTAGGAATCAAGTCTACCCGTTCCGGCATGGCTCGCAGCTACATGAATTGGGGGCAACCCGTGGACGACGCAACAAAGGGCGCGGTTGTCGTGTTCTGGCGCGGCTCTCGTTACGGAAGTTCTGGACACGTTGGCTTTGTCACCGGCAAGGATCAATACGGAAACATCATGGTTCTCGGTGGCAATCAGTCGGACGCGGTGAACATTAAGCCGTTCTCAACGGATCGCGTTCTTGGCTATCGTTGGCCTACCGGGGTTCCGCTCCCCGGCGAAAAGATCAGCGGGAAGCTGGACCTGGTGGAAAGTGACGGGCAAGTTTCGGCGAATGAGGCATGATCCGCTATCTCACTCCCGTCGATTGCGTATGCCTTCCGGAACTCGGCTTTACCTGCCGGAAATGCGAAGAGGCGAATTCACCGGAAGCGATTGAGGCGGAACTAAAGCGGCAGGGCTACGGGTATTTTTTGGCCGATCAGGATGGACACGACGGCGGGGAAGTTTCGGCAACCGCGCACAAGGAAGAGGAATTTTTTGAAGCGGCGGCACAACTGCTGGACGCGGAAAAAGTAGAAACAAAGTAGAACAAAAGACAATGAAAGTATTGCATATCAACGTTGAGAAAATCGAGAAGGCGGAACTTTTCAAGGGCAAGAAAGGAACCTACATGGATCTCCTTCTGTTTGAGAACCGCGAGGGGAAAGACGAATACGGCAACGATGGCTTTGTTGTCCAGTCGATCAGCAAGGAACGAAAGGACGCGGGGGAGAAAGGGCCGATTGTAGGCAACTGGAAGGAAGTTGATACCCGGCCGAACGCGGCTCCCCGGCAGGACGTAGCACCGGAGGACTTGACTACCCGGAACGTTCACCCGGATCAGGGAACGGAACAGGATGACATTCCGTTTTAAAGTTTCTTAAAAAAATCGTTTGCAATCTTTAATCCCCCTGCGAAAGTGGGGGTGATGAAAATACTCATTGATCTCCCGAAAAATATCGGGGCCAAACTGGATTCTCTCGCGAAGCAAGAGAATAGAAGTCGGACGGCGCAAGCTCGTCATATCGTCGTTGAACACCTGGGCCGCTCTGTTTCGCACACGGATGCCAAGAAGAAGGAGGCGGGCGCATGAGCGACATAACTGCTAATCGGCACAAGGGCGCGGAAACGTCGAAAGACGCTTACAACCGCATCAAGGCTTCGCTTCCAAAGGCTCGCCGTTGGGTCTATTCGATGATTCTTCAACGTCCCGTGAAAGGCTTTACGGTCCACGAAATCGCTTTGCGATTGGACGTATCTCCCAACGTCATTTCTGGACGACTGACCGAATTGAAACGGGATAGACTCATTGAGGCAAACGGAGAACGTCGTGGAAATGCTGCGGTTCTTATTCCTACGAAGGTGGTAGCATGAAAGCGTCGGACCTTCGGAAAGGCGGGGAATATTGGGTGGTTTATAACGGAATTGTTTGGGATGCTGTTTGCATTCAGAAGAAGGACGAAAGGACAGCCCAATTCAAACTCACTAAAGACAATACTTCTTTCGTTGCTGTGATCGAATATCCAGACGTTTACGAAGATCCGCAAAGGCTCATTACTCGTTGCGAGTTTGAGGCGAACTCTTGGGATAAGCAACGGGAGCGGATCGAGGAATTTATTCGCAATGGGGAAGATGATGAGCGAGCGGACCTGGAACGCCAGCACGAGGACGCTTCCGACAACTTTCACGCGGAAACCGCGATGGATATGGAGCAGTCCTAACAAATTTTTACCTAATACCTGACAAATGATAATCGAAACAAATAACATTCCCCCGACACTCTCGGGCGGAACCTTGAAACTGATCTGCACGGTTGCGGATCTCCCCGGTTGCTCTTGCACCGATGTAGCGGAACGGCTTGGCGTGAGCCTTGCGGCAATCACCGGCCTCGTTGACGTTGCCGAAATCTGCCAACTTGTGATTCGGGTTTCTCACCCGGAGGACCGGCGCAAATGGTCTTTGCAACTGACTGACATCGGCGAGTCGATGGTTGCAAAACTTCAACCGAAAGGGGCGAGAGCATGAGCGACGTAGAAATCCTACTCAATTCTTTCCTCGGTACGGACTTCGCGCAATCCCTGGTTGCGGAACTCGGGGAAAGCACGGTCGCGGAAGTCTGGATGAATGGCTACATGGAGGCGCAAGCAATCCATATCCGCGCCAATGCGAAGCTGATCGAACAACAACAGAAATTGATTCTTGAAAAGAAAGGGAACGCATGAGCGAGAACGAAATTACGCCGGTTGAAAAGCCAGCACCGAAGAAAGAGAAGCAGTCCGCGCTTAGTGTTATGGCTTCCAAGTATCAGGTCGAACCTGGTAAACTGCTTTCCACTTTGAAGGCGACGGTATTCAAGGGGGCAACAGACGAGCAAATGCTTTCGCTCTGCGTCGTCGCGAATGAATACGGCTTGAATCCGTTCACAAAGGAAATCTACGCATTTCCAGACAAGGGGGGCGGCATCGTTCCCGTAATCGGGGCGGATGGCTGGTATTCGATTGTGAATCAGCACGGGCAGTTTGATGGCTGCGATTTCTCGGAAACCGTGGACGAAGATAATCAGGTTGAATCCATCACTTGCCGAATCTACCGGCAGGACCGGAATCACCCGGTTGAAGTCACGGAATACTTGCAGGAATGCAAACGGAACTCGGAACCGTGGCGGAATCAACCTCGCCGGATGTTGCGTCACCGTGCCTTCATTCAATGCGCCAGAATCGCTTTCGGGATCACGGCAAAAGATCCGGAGGACGCGGAACGCATGGGCGAATATCAAGCGAAGGCTAAGCCAGTGGAGCAACTGGAGAACACGGACAATCCGTTTGCAAAAGGAGGTGAAGCATGAGTTTCCCAGACTGTGAAATCCATCGACTCCCGCAACACCTGGAGGACGGAAGTTCAAATCCGGAATGGTTGGAACTGCGCAAGGGGGTTCTGACGGCTTCGGAATTCGGAATGTGGCTTGTCAAATGCACGACGGCAACGGCCAAGAAAGCAAAGGAAGCGGCAATCTGCAAACTGATCGCGGAAACCGCGGAACTTTGGGAACCGGAAAACAAGTGGATGAATGAGCAGATGCAGCGTGGCCTTGACTTGGAACCGGAAGCGGTTGCAGCGTTTGAAAAATTCACCGGCAAGGAAGTCGAACACGTAGGTTTCTGCCGATCTCTTTACGGGCTTTTTGGTTGTTCGCCGGATGGTCTGATTGTCGGGGAGAACGGAGGACTGGAAGGGAAAGTCCCGCTTCCTTCGACTCATATCAAATACCGGAGAACCGGGGAACTTCCGGACGAATACAAGCTCCAGGTTCATGGCTCTATGGCCGTCACCGGGGCGGATCATTGGTGGTTTCAATCGTGGAATCCTCGCGTTGCCAATCTGCGGATACGGATCGAGCGCGATCAATTCACGGAGGATCTACTTGCAGGATTGAAGGCTTTTTCTCGCGACGTTGAAACCGCATTGGCAGAAGAAAAGGCGGCTTGGGAAGTCGAGTTTGGAAAGGGGGCGAAATGAATTGGGGTTGTATTATTGGATTCGCGGTTCTTTTGGCTTCTGCTTGCGGGTTTATTTGGGCCAGCTTCGCAATTCATCCGATTTTTGGAATAATCGTTCTTTCAATCTTCGGTCTTGGCCTTGCGTTTTTTGCGTTCCTTGTCGCCATAGCAGAGGAGGAAACGAAATGAGTTTTCCGAAACGACATCAAGATCAACACCCGTCTTTGATCGGGCCGGATACTTCCGAAGCAATGACAGACGAACTCATTCGGGACGCTATCTTGGATGGCGAAACTCCGCTCTCGAATTGCTGCGGGGAAAAGTTCATCGACTGGACTGATCTTTGTTCTAATTGCCGGGAACACGCCTCGGCGGAAATTCAGGGATATACGTTTCCAGGCGGGGATGGGGTAAAATTCACGATCACTTACGACGTAGAAAACCTGGAGCTAGTCAGCTTTGAAAAGGAGGTAGGGCAATGAGAGGTAAACAAGTGAATCGTTCATTTTCTCAATTCGATTACCTACCCCCTCTTGATAGCAACAATCGGCTTTTCAATCACGAGGATAGGTTTCTCGCGGGGCTTCAATCGCCTTTCGTTATGCGACGAAATTATATTGAGAGGGAGGAATCTACCCTGAGTGAGCATTACGTACACAAAGGGATTCGTATGTCGGGATCAACAAGGCTCCCATCCGAAAGGCCAGTAGAATTTTTCAGCAAGCGAACAAAATGACAGAACTATTCGACATTCCCGAAACGTTCCCGAAATGGGCGGAACTCCGCGACCGTTACAAGATATTCGTGCATTCCTGCAACCTGGAAGGACCGGACGCGAACGAATACGGGCCGGAACTTTTCACGGCGAACTATGCCGTAACCGGGTTCAAGGCATCGGCAAACGGTAGCACGGAAAAGGAGGCGGTAATCACTTTGATCCACCGGCTTCAACTGGACGGATGGAAGGAGGTTTCGCTATGAGCCTCCCCGCATTGTCTGAACATCAAGAGCAAGTTCTTCTGATCCAATGGGCGAAACTTCACGCGAAGAAATACCCGGAACTTGAATTGCTTTTTGCAATCCCGAACGGCGGGGACCGAAATGCAAGGGTGGGAAAGAAGATGAAGGACGAAGGCGCGAGGGCCGGGGTTCCTGATCTCTTCCTACCCGCAGCCAGAAACGGAAGGCACGGGCTTTTCATCGAACTGAAAACGCCAGCACGGAAACCGAAGCGCGCCGGAAAGGGCGGGGTATCGGCGGATCAAGAATGGTGGATTGATTGCCTGAACAATCAGAACTACGCGGCGGTTGTCTGCTACGGATGGAAGGAAGCGGCGGCAATACTGGAGGGGTATTTGATATGACTGAAAACAAAATTGACAACACCGGGGGCGATTTGTTCGACTACGCGAGGGCTAGGGAGGAGCGAGAATCTGCAATTGATGCCGTTGCCATTGCTAGGGAACATTGGTTGCCCCGGTTCAAGTCGGCCATTTGTGTGGTTGCTCAAGAATTGGAAACCTTTACCAGTGACGATGTTTTAAAAGCATTCCCGAACCTGGAAGAATGTGAAGAAAAGCGGGTGATTGGCGCGGCATTCCGATCCCTTTCGGGGGAAGTAATTGAACCGCTCGGGTATCGCAATTCCAACCGAAGGAAATCTCACGCCCGCCCTAAACGTGTATGGAGGGCTATCAAAGCCGAAAATAAAAAACGGGGGGCTTCCTTGCGATAACAGCCATTTATACCAGCATGAAATATCTCACCCTATTCCTTTTCTCCCTGGTCATTGCTCTCTGCTGCGCTCTCGCGCTGGTTACGATCGAAACGGGCAACCTTCGCCGGGATCTGCGGGAAGCGAACACGCGGGCCGATGAGGGCTGGAAACAGGTCCAGATTCTCCGCGCCAGTATCTCCAGCGGGATCAAGATTGAACTATGAGCAATCCTCCGGAAATCACAGTATTCAGGGACATTTGCCCGTCAAAAAACGCAAGAGTGAAGAGGTCGGCGGAAAGATGGGATAAATTCCTGACGCTCGCCAGCGATGGAGAAAAGCGGACGAGTAGCGAAATCCGGAAGATGATGGGCTTTGCCGATGACGTTCACGTTACGGCATTTCTGCGCTCGATTAAGTTCCGTCTTGTTGTGGATAGAACTGACTGGCGGCTGAAAGTATCGACAAGGAAAGGCTTGCTGGTTTGGCAGTTGCAGAAGAAATAATTTGATTGAAGGAAAGAAATACTTAATTGTCCACAAGTGGACAGAATAGGACAAAAAGGAAATGGCTGGATTTACAAAACTATTTGATTCGATTTTAGACTCTTCTGTATGGCAGGAGTCGAAGGAGGTTAAGCTTGTCTGGATCACGATGCTCGCTATGGCTGACCGGCAGGGAGTAGTTGAGGCTGCGATACCTGGGCTTGCTAACCGGGCAGGGGTAACGATCAAGGAATGCGAAGATGCGGTTGAAACATTCCTCTCTCCTGATCCCTACTCGCGAACGACAGAATACGAGGGGCGAAGGATTGAAGCAGTAGATGGAGGATGGCGGCTTTTGAATCACGAAAAGTTCCGCGAGAAGCTGAGCAAGGCCGAACGGCGAGCCTACAAAACGGAATGGGAACGGAAGAAACGAGAAAGGGAAAAGGCTTGTGGACAGAATGTGGACAGTCCGTGGACTGAATTGGACGTTGTGGACACAGTACAGAAGCAGAGTACAGAAGCAGAAGCAGAGTCTTTAAATCGAAAATCAAAAAATGGGGAAAACGACGACGACATTCGTACGTCTACTGAGCAACCGGAAGAATTGTTGTCGTCTCCCCTTTTGTCTATTTTTAAGAAGATAGGCTTTGAGGCAGGGATACCGGAAAGCTTTTGCATGGAACTCGCTAATCAGGCTGAAGAGAAAGGCGAAAAGATAAGCTCACCGGGAGCCTATCTCGGCGCAGCATGGGCCAACAGGACGATCGAAAGCAAGAAATCGACTCAGGACAGCGGAAACAGCAAAAACGCCTCAGAATCGAAATCAGGGGCAAAGCGGGAGGTATGGCAGATTGAGAAGGATATTGAGCGATTCAAGGCCGAACGGTTGGCTATCCAGAAAGATCCGGCTAAGCGAATCGCGGCAACCGGGCAGATTGAAACGAAGGAGGAACACCGGGAACGCTTGGAATCTGAATGGATGGAATACCTGCGATCAGCGGCGGCAGAATTTGAGGAGAAACTGCAACCGGACTGGCAGGAGTATCAAAAGGCTCTGGAAGAGGACCGGAAGAATCTGGCATCCACCGGCATCGGTTCCCCGGACCTGGTAGACGATGAAGGCTACAGGCTGGAACGATTGGCCGGAATGTTTCCGAAGGATGTTGCGGAGTTTGAGCGATGGTCGAGGGATTTCAAGAAAGAACCCTGGATTGATCCCGGCGCGCTAACTTCCGAAGCGAAAGCAGAATTGCAGATTTTGAAGGAATCTTTGGAGCGAATGGAGAAAGAGCGGAAAGAGGCGATGCTAAAAGAGAACACACAACCCTATTGAATGAATGAGCTACACCTATTTGCAGGAGCAGGGGGAGGAATCCTTGGCGGAATGCTTCTCGGACATACCTGCGTATGTGCTGTTGAAATCGAAGAGTATCCCCGAAAGGTCTTACTCCAACGTCAGCGAGACGGAATCTTGCCGCGATTCCCTATCTGGGACGACGTCGGCACCTTCGACGGCAGACCGTGGAGAGGGAGAGTCGATGTATTGGCAGGAGGATTTCCTTGCCAAGACATTTCAGCCCAGGGAGCAAATCACGGCGAAAAGCTTGGAATTGCCGGAGAGCGTTCAGGCTTATGGCGAGAATATAAAAGGCTTATTGGAGAAATTGAACCTCGTTTTATCTTCGCCGAAAACTCCCCGATGTTACGCACTAGGGGACTTGTCACCGTCCTCCAAGACCTTGCCCGCATGGGGTATCATGCTCGATGGTGTAAGTTGGGAGGTTGGCACGTCGGCGCGGACCACAAGAGAGATCGAATCTGGGTATTTGCCTACCGTCCTCGCGACAGACTGGAAGGGTGGCACGACTGCCATCAGGAAGGACAAGGGGAGACAACGATTCGATCAATGGAGAGATTACGTGAAAATCAAGTATGGGATGACATACCCGCACCCGACGCATTCGGAGTTGCGAATGGGATGGCCGGAAGAGTGGACCGACTTAAAGCCGTTGGAAACGGACAAATTCCAATCGTGGCAGAGGCAGCATGGAGAATGCTTTCCGATGGGATTCTCTAAAGTCGTTTTCGCGGACGAGTGCCGGGAATGTGATTCACGTTCCATCAGGGGGACGCGCTCGAATAAAGAATGACTATGAAAACAGAATCGACTACCAACAAACCAGCGGCTAGCCGTTGGTACCACTGCTTTGTTCGTCGCCTTTTGGGTGTTGATGAGGCACTTGAAGAACTGCGTTCAATAAATCGACGTCTGGAAACGCTCGAAAGCTGTGTGAGGCCGGGAGTGAGACACAGAGACAGGACACCGCATATTGTCACGGGACACTGGAATGATTAAGACATGGCACCCACTAACGACCAAATCAGAGAGGTGATCGGCGGCGATATACCCGACCAAACCATAGAACGGCTCCGTGCGGTCTGTGGGTTGCCATCGTCGCCTTGTTCGCGTCCTGAGAAGCCCGATTGCCCCGACTGCGGGAACACACTTATTGAGTTATTCGGAAACGGAAGAACATATTATATGGGGTGTAAGCGTTGCTCTAACCATGTGAAAGCAAGGGGTAGAGATCGCGCCCTGGCTAAATGGATTTCTTACGCGAACGCTTGAGGACATCCAGCGAGGAAAATACTATGGAAAAAGAAACGACGTTATCGAGCTTGGATGCTCCGACTTGTTCTCTTTTGGACGGGTTGAGCGAGCGAGCAAAACAATGGCTAGACAAAGCTTGCGAGCAGGCTGCGGACAGTCAGGGAATTACATTGGATTTAGAGGCCCGTAACGAATGCGAGTTAGTTGGTTTGATTGAGGTTGATCGTCGACAGTGGGTCACTATCCCCGCGAACGTGATGGATGCCGTTTACTCGAATGGATATTTAAAAGAGAACGTCTGAGACATACCAGCCTGACGAGGGCGGCAGAAACCAAAACTAGAGATATGGAAGAACCAGAAAAAAAACAAACTCAGGGCGGGTCAGGCTTGGAATCGTCGGCTTGTTCGACATTGGGGGATGCGCTCCCGAAAGAGATCGAGCGATGCCAAGAATTGCTTGGCGTCTATAAGTCGCTAGGGCCGGTCGGCTCGTTCGGTCACGCGATGATTTCGGCGGAAATTGCCGAGGCGCACAAAGCGATGATCGAAGGTGACGCGGTCGGAATGGTGAGAGCCTACCAAAATCTGAAAAACTGTGAATGATGTCGAACGTCCAGGATGACTCATCGGCGTAGCCGATTGAGTCGATCCGTTTGTTATCCCCGATTTACGAATTATGGAAACAATTACAATAACTGAAAAAGAATACCGCGACCTGTGCAGGTCTGCTGACACGCTCGACTGGCTCCAATCTCGTGGCCTTTGTTGGCGCGGGGTCGATTCCGCCTTTCCTGGGTGGCGAGTTGGGGACGAAACAGAGTGGCATTATCCTCACGCGGGGGACGTTCGGGACAAGGTGGATGAGCACCAAGAAATTTTAAGGGATAACGCCAATATGGAGGCACCGAACGCATGAGCCAGAATCCACCAGAAAACGTAGTAGAGGTTGCCTCGCATGACTTGTTGTCTGTTGGGGGTAAGCCCGATCACGACATGGACTACGGAACATTCATGGCGACCGAGGGCGGGCGGAAATGCCCAATGTGCGGGAAATACGCCAAAAAAGGCACCGTGGGAAACCTCTCATTCACTGCCGACATCGGAGTCGGATGGGCACACATCTCCATGTATGGCCATCTTCCCGGCTACGGATGCAATCTCTCAGACAACAGCCCGATTCAGCCACCGGTGGTATAAATGGCCGATTATACCACTGAATGACAGAAATCAGAATTGCAACAAATCAGATTCCGATAGACAATTAAAAATGAAAGGTAAGATCAATCCCCGCCAAGAGCAGTTTTGCCAGAATTACGCGGAATGCGGAAACGCCTCTAAGGCTTATCGTGACGCATACAAGGGTGCTCTTGGGGCGGGAGTGAGCGCGTTCCATTTACTAAAAAACCCTAAAATCCAGAAGCGAATCGAGGAGATTACCGGGGAAACAGCCAAGCGGAACGACATAAGCAAGGACGAACTTCTAGCCTGGTGGATGGAAGTGCGAGACACTCCGGTTGGCGAAATAGATCAGGATCACCCGCTTGCGCAAGAGGTCACGGTTGGCGATTCCGGAATCAAAATTAAGATGCCATCGAAGGAACGGGCTATGATGGAAATTGCGCGCCTGACCGGCGCATACGAACCGGAGAAGAAAGAAATCGGACTGGATGACGATCTTGCGGAAATAATTCGGTTGGCTACCGGGGGCAAAGAATGAAACTCACCCCAAAGCAGAAAAAGAACCTTCAAGCGAAGTTAGCGGATAAACGCTGGCGGCTGGAGAATCTTTACCTGATCTTGGATGAGAAAGGCGAGACGCGGCCTCTTTCATTTCGAGGTGAGCAACTGGAATTCCTGAATAACCGGCATTCCCGCAACTTCATACCGAAGGCGCGCAAGTTGGGAATGTCTACGATCATCGTCCTGGATAACGGCGATGAGTGCTTGTTCAATCAGGATATGCGGGCCGGTATTATTGACTTGAGCGAATCAGATGCACACGACAAGCTCGAAATCTTTCGCTTTGCCTGGACACGCGGAACGCTTCACCCGGACCCGGCTATCGCTGCAATCTGGAAGATGCTTCACAAAGTCAATCCGCTTGTTTCGGATTCCAAGGGCCGGATGGAATGGAAGAACGGGAGCATGATGAGTGCGGGCGTGAGTTACACGGGTAAGACTCCGCAACGGCTTCACATTTCGGAATACGGTCCTATCTCCGCGCAGTTCCCCGAAAAGGCGACACGGATCAAACGGGGATCTATCAACGCGGTTCCGCCGAATGGAGTCGTGGACGTTGAGACAACGATGGAGGGCGGGGAATTCGGAGAGTGTAACGCAATGTTTCAACTGGCTCTTTCCTCCGAAGGGAAGAAGAGAACGGCGATGGATTGGAAGGTTCATTTCTTTTCATGGCTGAACCATCCTTCCTACGTCCTTCACGATTCAAAGCCACTGGACAACACGACGGAATACTTTGCCAAGCTCGAAAAGGAACGTGGAATCAAGGTTCCAATCGAGCGGCAAGCATGGTATTCCCGAAAGAAGCGGGAGCAGGGCGAGGACATTTACCAGCAATTCCCTACGATAATCGAGGAATGCACAAGGAAATCCGTGCCGGGGCAAATCTATCCGGAGATGAAAGCGGTGAGAGCAGAGGGACGGGTAACGAAGTTCAATCCGGAAAAAGGTTATCCCCGGTTCACTTGTTGGGACTTGGGATCTTCCGACAATATGGCAGGTTGGGAAGTTCAGCCAGCGGGCAAGGCTCACAACTTCCTTGGATGGTGCGCGGGCGAAGGAGCAGGGGCGGCGGGAGTCGCGGAGGTGATTCGGCGTTGGGAGGATGAGCGCGGGCCTCACGCGGGCCATCTCGTTCCCCATGATGCTGAGATCACGGATAAAGGATCAGGGAAAACATTCGTCTCGCAAATGGTGGAGTGTGGAATACCTCGCGCCAAGATTATCGTAGTTCCTCGCATTCCGGATATGTGGGTTGGAGTCGATGAGGTTCGCCGGATCTTACCTAATTGCTGGTTTCACGAATCGGTGGACGTTGCGCTAGAACTGGAAACCGGAGCAAAGTTACCCGGTGGAGTCGGCAGACTGGAAGGCTATCGGAAAAAGATTGATCGAGGAACAGGCGTTACGCGGGACGTAGATGTCCACGATCTTTGCTCGCATACTGCCGATGCGTTACGGACCTACGCGGAGGCTCTAAGCCGGAACCTGGTCAAAGCTCACGTAAAGAAACCGGGCGGCGGGGCTACGGTTGTCAGCGGATTCCGCGGAACATCAAGCGGCGGGGCTACGGTTTTGAAATGACACCCTACGAAAAAGCACTGGCGGCGCATCTATTGAGCGCGTGGAATACTGAGGAATCCGACGAAAGTGACCTGCTTGAAGATATTTACGATCATATTCAAAACGGGATTGTGATTTCAACGGAAAGGCTGTTCCTCCTCGCTAGGCCGGTGAACTCGAAAAGCGATCACTACCTCTTCGATTACCCGTCGATAGGTTTCAAAGATCCGGATTGCTGGCATATCTACCTTGCATCCGGATCACTCCCCGACATTTTCAACGCGCTTCCCTATCCCCTCCCGCTAGTTTCATACGTCAGAAAAAACCGCTTGCATTTCCAAGATATGAAAAAGATGGGGTTGAAGGTCAACTCTTCAACCTTTTCTTTTCATGGGCGGAAAACAGAAACTAGCGAAAGCTCAGCAAAGGGCTAACCAGATTGCTCAAACAACGGCGCGCAAACAACGGCGGGCCGCAAAGCGGGAAAGGAAAGTTTCCACCCGGCTAGGGAAGCGGGAACTCAAATCTTCCAGGCGACAGAACCGGCAAATCCTGGCGGCTGAACGCAGAAGCGCGGCGAAAATGGCAGAGCTTGCCAAGAACGACGGGCTGGAAACGGAATTCATCGAAGATGAGGAGGTAGCAAAACGAAAGCTACGAGCACAAGGCGGGCGTAGCGCGTATGGCTTCGCTCGCGGAAACTCTCAGGGACTCGGGGGCGGATATTCTCAACTGGGATGAGGGACGTTACCGCCATCCTCGACCGGAAGAAACAGGCGGATACGATCCGCTTGGCTAATTCTGGTATCTGGCGGGATATTGCTCCCTACGTTCACCCGCACAAGCGGAACATCGGACACGACTCCAGCGTATTGAGTGGCATTCTCAGTATGTCCAGCCATGCGGCTCTATTCGATTCTTGCGGGATCGAGGCCAATAAGATCTTTGCGGCTGGAACGATTCAGGGAATGACGCCTAGCGATAATCCCTGGTTTGCTTTGGAGGCTCCCCGGCATCTTCGGGACGATGACGTTATTAAATCATGGTATTCAAAATGCACGGATATTACGCTGGAGGTTCTCGCCGGATCTAATTTCTACAACGAAAAGCACAATCTCGAACAGGATGACGGGGCTTTCGGAACGGCTGGACTGATTATCAACGAGGACTTTCGCGACGGCCTACGCTTTGAAAACCTTCCTATCGGGGACTATTCGATCCTTGAAAATCAGTATCGGGAAGTGGATACGCTTTTTCAGACGACAAACTACACTCCCCGGCAAGCGGCTCAAAAGTGGGGGGAAGATAACCTTCCTCCGGATATTCGGGAATGCCTGAACGATCCGAAGAAACAGGACGTTGAGCGCGAGTTTGTTCGCGTGATCCTTCCCCGGCAGGATCGCAATCCGTTCCTTCGGAATCAGGAAAATATGCCTTGGGCTTTGCTTTGGATTGAACCCAAGAGCAAGGTGATTCTCCAAGAGCAAGGATTTGAGGAATCACCGATGGCGGTCGGTCGTCATGCAACCTGGACGAAATCGCCTTACGGGATTTCTCCAGGCATGTATGCTCTCTACGATCTGCGCCAGTTGAACGTGATGCAGCAGTATCTCGACACACTGGTTGAAAAGATCGTCACTCCTCCCGTGATTGCTCCACCGGGATATGAGGGCGTGATTGACCTTCGGGGCGGCGGAATCACTTACGCGGACGAATCAGGACCGCCTCGCCATTGGGAGAACTCTCCAAGCAATTACTCGGTAGGCGACGATAGGACCGCATTCCGGAAACGTCAGGTGGACAAGGCTTTTTATGTGGATCTCTTCCAGGTTCTTTCCTCCGTGCCAGTAGGCAAGGAAATGACGGCGGAAGAAATCCGGACACGCAGACGCGATCAACTCCCGTTGTTTGCTCCTGCCTTCGCTCGGAAGAATAAGGAAATCAACGGGCCAGTCATTCGCAGGGCTTTCAATATCCTCTTCCGGATGGGCGTCTATCCGAAGGCTCCCCAACAACTGATTCAGGAATCGGAGTTTGGCCCATACATTCCTGACCCGCAAATCACCTACACCGGGCGTCTCGCGCTCGAAATGCGCCAGATTCACAACGAGGGAGCAATCCAGGCTCTTGAACTGGCGCAAGCGATGGCGCAAACAAATCCGGAGGTTCTGGACAATATCAATATGGACGAACTTTTGCGCCGATACGCCAGAAGTTCCGGCATCAGCGAAACGGATCTACGTCCAGAAATCGAGCGGGACGAAATGAGGCGGGCGCGTCAGGAAATGGAGGAGCAAGAGCGGGCGGAAATCTCGCAGCTTGAAGAGGCGGAAGCCGTAGCCAAACTCGCGCCAGCATTGCAACAGGGATAAATGCTTGCTCAATCAATATTCGCAAGGCGGGACGGTGAATCCATCGAGGATCACGAAACGCGGAAAGCAGGAATTGAACGGGTATTCCGCAACGCTTTATCAGGGCAAGCGGGCCACGAACTGATTCAGCTGCTACTTGCTCACCGGAACCCGGTTCACCCACGATTTGCACCGGGGCGAACAACCGAACAGGCGGCATTCATTGACGGCCAATGCGATGTAATTTCAACTCTCATGCTCTACGGAACTAACCTGGGGCTTTCAAAACCAGACGAACAACAACAATGACAATCGAAGAAAAGAAAGATGCCTTGCGGGAAGCAGGGGTAAAAGTTCGCAGCAATGCGAGCGACGAAACGGTCGAGGAACTCTATGCGGAGAACTTCGGCGGGGAGGCTCCCGAAGAGGACGCAACGCAACCTATCGAGCCAGTCATTTCCGAAGATCCACCGGAAGAAGTTGCTACGGTCGAGGACGAACCGGAAGAAGTGGCAACCGGGGGCGGGACGTTGGAAGCGTTTGAACAGGTCTGCGAACGATACGCGACGAAAGCGGAAGGGCGTAAAACTCCAGCAGTCTTTGAATGGGCAGACAAGAACCTTTCCAAAGAGGACTTCAATTCAATCTACGCGGGAAAAACCGTGAACGGTGAAAAGGTCAAAGCGAAATGAGCGAAGAAAATCAGGTAAGCGAAAAGACTTTCCGGTATTTGCAAAGGCTCACGCCAAGCAAACTTACCAAGCAAATCAAGAGGCGGGCGTTTCATAGCGTCCAGTCATCTCACGGGAACGGCAAAGGGTTTGCATTCAGCGGCAAGAACGCAAGTCAGCGGACGCGGCTTGCCAGCGCGTTCACAGGATTCAAGAAATTTCCTAAGATCATTGAAGCATGAGCGAACCAACCGAAACAATGGAAACCGGATCAACCGGCGATTCTTCGGAATCCCCGTCATTCTTCTCGGAAGGTAGCACAACCTTTGCGGACGGCTGGACGGAACAACTCGGGGAGGAATACGGATCACTCTCAAAGTTCAATGGGAAAGGCGTTGACGACCTGGCGCGGTCCTACGCGGAACTCGAAAAGAAGATTGGTCAAAAGACTGAGGGAATGATTCGCGTCCCCGGTGAAGAGGCAACGGAAGAGGAGGTCCAGGCTTTCCGGCAAGCAATCGGCATTCCCGATTCTACGGACGGCTACGAAATCAATCTTCCGGAGGACGTTCTTGAAGGGCTGGACTTTGATCCGGAGACACTCGGCCCAATCAAGGAGGCGGCGCATTCTCTAGGGGTTTCCCCTACGCAACTCAATGGACTGATCGAGGCGCAAGCGAATTTCGAGAAGGCGCAACTTGCCGAAATGCAAGCGGAGCAGGAAGCGGCTATTGCTGAACTCCGGAAGGAATGGGGCGCAAATGCTGACCGCAACTCGATCTTGGCAGAGCGAGCTGCGTCAGCTGGTGGACTGGACACGGAAAGCCCGTTGTTCAATAATCCCGATATGCAGCGGTTCCTTGCGAACATCGGCGGGCAAATTTCCGAAGGTCAGGTTGAAAACATCCAGACGAAAACAACCGGCATGACGGCGGCGGACGAAGCGCGGGACATTCAGACTAATCCGGAAAACCCACTTTATGAAGCATACCGGGGGAGCATTCCCGACCGGAAACGAGTCGAAGAGGCTCGCCAAAAGGTTGCTCAACTCCAAGCGCAATCAGTTTCTTAGCTTGCCTTCCGCAACAAAAGGCCCCGTTCTGGTTTCTGTCAGGTTCCAGGGCGGGGCTTTTTCGTGCAAAAAAAGACTTGCAATCGCGGAATATGAAAAAGATGGGGTAAGTAGTTCTTCAAGGCCCCAAAGAATGGGATAACCGACGAAGGCAACGCCAACAAGCGAGGCCCCAACTCGGGACAACCAAAGCGGTGGATTCAATTCAACCTCTTAAACATTCTTTACAATGGCTCTATCAGTAGCACACTCAATTCCCGAAGAATTCCGACGCGAATTCTACACGAATCTCGAACATGAGATTCAACAGGTAAACGGCAAATTCGCGGATCGCGTCAAAGTCGATACCTTTGAAGGCAAGGAGAACATTTACGGCTCTCTTGAACCGCGCACTTTTAAGCGGCGCACTGGACGACTCCAGCAGTCTGATCCGACCGAAGCGGAAATCCACAATCGGAAAATGGTCAAAGTGCCGTTTTACGATCAAGCGATCTTCGACAAGTGGGATAACAACTTCCTCGGCAAGCTCAAGCTCCCCGATTCGGAAACGATCCAGGCGACGAAATACGCTTACAATCGACTCATTGACGAGGAGGTTTGCAAGGCGGCAACGGCAACAGTCTATGGAGGTGAAGAGCCCTACGTAACTGCGATTGATCTTCCTTCGACTCAACAGGTCGCGGTAGGGGTCGGGGTTGCCAATTCCGGAATGAATCCTGATAAGCTCATTGCAGCGATGCAGATTTTTGAAGAAAATGATTTCGACTGCAATGAACAGGAAATCATTCTTGCCCTGAATCCAGAATCGAAGGCGCAACTGATGGCTTACGTCGAGGCTGGCACAAATGATACATGGGCGGCGATGATTGCGGCCTGGTTGAATGGGACCAGCAAGACGCTTTTCGGCTTCACGCCGGTTCTCACGAATCGTCTGGAAGTAGCAGCGTCGGGCAACGTCCGTTCTAATCTTGCCTGGGTGAAGAATCAGGGAATCTACATGGAACCGGGTTCGCTCGAAGTTCACATGGACGTTCTTCCGCAACAGCAACACGCGCTTCAAATCTCGGCCTATGCAACTCTCGGGTTCATGCGTCGTCAGGAAAAGGCCGTTGTCGAGATCTTCTGCGACGAAGATTACACCCCTGCTTAATCTTAACCGAAAGGACAAAACATCATGGCTACAGCAGATACAGCGGAATATACCGCACAAAATTCAACGGCTCGGGATGCAAATCCCTCAATGCGTCCGTTGCAACTGGAACTCAAGGTTGCCCGTTACGGGGTTATCACAATCGAAGCCGACTTGTCGGATGACGCTGGCGATGATATTCGCCTTGGGTCGCTCGGTTGTAACGGCGTGATCTTTCCGGAACATTGCCGACTTGTCGGATTGTCCGGATCTGGAACAGGCTCATTTACCTTGGAAAAGGTTGAGGCTGACGGAACCGTTACTGCTCTTACCGGAGTGGCAACGCTCGGCGGAACTGACGGGACTTCCGTTCCGTTCGCACGAAAAACCGGGGCTTACACTGGCGGTGCATTCCTTAGCACAGACACGCTCCAGCTGACCGTCACAACTGATGGGGCAGGAACTGCCGTCGTTGCTGGCGACACGCTTGAGCTGACTTTGGCTTACACGGCTGAACACTGCAAGTAATCCTTACAGCCTCCCCATCAGCCTAGCGGTTGGTGGGGAGGTCTTTTTTTAAATCGCGAGGTGGAGCAGTTGGTAGCTCGTTTGACTCATAATCAGAAGGTCACGGGTTCAAGTCCCGTTCTCGCAACTTTTTCAAGATGACCGAAACTGATATAGCGAACATGGCTCTTTCCCGCTTAGGCGAGAAACGGATTTCGGCTATATCGGAAAACTCTCCTTCGGCTATTTCTTGCCGAACTCATTACGAGACAGTGAGAGATTCTTTACTCCGCGCTCACCCGTGGAACTTTGCGGCGGCTCGGGCCGAACTTTCGGCAACGGATACGCCAGCATTCAAGTGGGCGTATGCCTACACTCTCCCGGCTGACTTCCTTCGCCTTTCGACCTTCAACGGAATTGAAGCGGCGATGGCAACGGCTGACTACCGGATCGAGGGCGGCGAACTACTCACCGATGAGGAAACGGCGAAAATCACTTACGTTCGCCAAGTCACTGATCCCACACAATTTGATTCCCTGTTTGTCGAGGTAATCGTTTTCCGCTTGGCTTCTGCCATTGCGATGGACGTTACAAGCGAGCCATCGAAGCGGGACGAAATGGAGCAACTTGCGGCTTACCGGCTTTCGAGTGCTTCCTTCGTGGACGCAAACGAGAACAGGGCGCGCGTATCCTCCCCATTGTCAGAAATGACGGCAAGGGTTCGCGGAATCCCGCAAGGCTTAGTTTATCCCTATGATACTCAAAATCCATGAGCGTGACGAACATAGCGAACCGCGCTCTTTCCCTGCTTGGCGAACCTCCCATTTCGTCATTGGATGAAGGCACGACGGCGGCTCGGGCTATCAACCTGCAATATGAGCCGGTCAGGGATTCACTCTTGCGCGCTCATCCCTGGGACTTCGCAATCGAGCGGGCCGAACTTTCCCGCGAAGTAGACGGTCCAGCGTTTGAATGGTCTTACTCTTTCATTCTTCCGGCTGACTGCTTGCGCGTCGTTACCTTCAACGAGGTAGATGCGGTTCTCTGCAATAAGTCTTTCGCCATCGAAGGCAACCGACTCGTTACGAATTCCGGAGCGGCGCAAATTTCCTACGTGAAGAAAGTCACCGATACCGGGCTTTTTGATTCCCTGTTTACCGATGTTTTATGCTATCGGCTCGGGGCGGCGATTGGCGGAATCATCACGGGGGATACTCGTAGGGGTGATGAACTGGAGAGCAAGGCGCGGTCAAAGCTGAAACAAGCGCAATTCGTAGACGCCAATACCGGGCATTCGGCTATCTCTCCTCTTTCCGGCAACGGATCGGCACGGATGGCAAGGCCGGTCATAGGTGATTACGCTCATGTGAAAACCGCAACCGGGGCGCAAGGCGATACCGGGCTTTCGGCTTTTGAGTTAGCAGTTCAAAACGGATTTACCGGAACGCTTTCGGAATGGCTCACTTCTCTGGAAGGTGCAGACGGGGCTGATGGCGCAACGGGACCGGCTGGACCTACAGGACCGGCAGGGGCAGACGGCGCAGACGGAGCCACCGGAGCCACCGGACCACAAGGACCGGCTGGAAACGATGGAGCGGACGGGGCCAATGGAGCGGACGGGGCGGATGGGGCTAGTTCTTACTCCTACATTGCTTACGCTTCTGATTCATCTGGCGCGGATTTCGACACGGCTCCAGGGGCGGGACTTGATTACGTTGCATTTCTCACGACTACAACGGAAATCCCTTCACCCGCTTCCGGTGATTTCACCGGATTATGGAAACTCTACGTAGGTCCGCAAGGGGCATCGGGGGCCGATGGAACGGATGGGGCTGACGGAACCGATGGAGCGGACGGAACAATCTGGCACGAAGGGAGCGGCGCGCCATCAGACGGAACGGGAGTGAATGGAGATTTCTATCTCGATTCTGCGGCTGATGCCTGGTATGGTCCGAAGGCAGCGGGAACATGGACGGGGACAGGTCCGAACTCGTTGCAGGGTCCAGCGGGGGCTACTGGAGCCACCGGAGCCACTGGATCGGTTGGAGCCACTGGTGCCACTGGCGCGGCAGGAGCGGACGGGGACAATGCTTACATATACGTGGCCTATGCTTCGGACGCATCCGGAACAGATTTTACTCTTACCTTTGATGCCTCCCTTGATTATATTGCATTTCTTTCTTCTGCTACGGAAATTGCTACTCCCGTAGCGGTGGATTTCGTGGGACTATGGAAGAACTACAAGGGAGCCACCGGAGCCACCGGAGCCACTGGACCAACTGGACCGGCTGGATCAATAGCAGGTATTACAGCATGGGCTGATGCAACGACCTATGCTGTAAATGACTTGGTTTCAAATGAAGGAAGTTCTTACTATTGCATTTCCGCGCATACCTCCTCGGGAAGTGATGAGCCGGGGGTTGGGACTTGGGCGAGCAAATGGGCGGTTTTAGCGGCAGCAGGGCAAACAGGCGCAAGCGGGGCAGACGGTTCTGTATGGTCCTCTGGATCTGGTCCTCCATCTTCGGGGGATCTAACTGAGGGTGACTACTGGCTAGACGACTCGGCGAAAGCCTATTATGGACCGAAGCAGCCCGCGCCAACCTACTGGAGCGGAACAGGTCCAAACTCATTAGTTGGAGCCACCGGAGCCACCGGAGCCACTGGAGCCACCGGAGCCACCGGACCGGCAGGAGCCACCGGAGCCACCGGACCGGCTGGAGCGGACGGTGTAGACGGCTTTACTCCTCCCGGCTTTATTCGCGGATTTGCATTCTCAAACGATACGGACGCAGATCACGATATTGAAATCGGGGCGGGGACTTGTCGCGACGACGGGGATACGGACAACATGGCATTGGCTTCGGCCATCACAAAGCAGATAGACGCAAGTTGGAGCGTAGGCGATAACGCGGGCGGGCTCGATACCGGGTCCGTTGCCAGTGATACGACGTATTTCCTTTGGGCCATCAAGCGAAGCGATACCAGCGTTGTAGACGCGCTTTTTTCAACGTCAGCAACCTCGCCAACAATGCCGACAAGCTACGATCTAAAACGCTTGATCGGCGCGGTTGTCACGGATGGAAGCGCGAACATCATCGGGTTCCATATGCACGGGGTTGCGGATCATATTGAGGTCTACTGGAACAGTATCATCATGGACGTCAATAAGACGGTTGGAACGACGGGGACGCTGGAGACGCTTACCGTTCCCTCTGGAATACCCGTGAAAGCCGAATTCCGGATAGGAAAAGCGGCGGCTCCCAATACGGCAGTCCTAGCAACGTCAGGACTTGGAAATGATGACGCTCTAGGAGGAACCTCTTACAACGTTGAACCTAGCGGGGAACTGGTGACGCAATACGGAACGCGAATGGTTATGACTGCCTGGACGAATTCAAGCGGGCAGATCCGGCTACGAGCCACCGGAAACACGGGAACGGCGGTTCATACCTATGGCTGGAGTTTTTACCGATGAGTTTACACATTCACAGAAACAGCTTCAACGCGGGGGAAATCTCTCCCCTGATGGACGCGCGCGTGGATGACGCGAAACATTCCTTCTCTTGCCGGATTCTCGAAAACTTCATTCCGAAAGTTTACGGCGGCGCATTCCGTAGGCCGGGTTCGATCTACCTCGGCACGGCTCACGATCTGGCAGTATGGACCGAAGTTACAACGGAAAGCCGATTGCTCGATTTCCAGACAAACGCGACGAATCCGACGACGGGCGACGATGACGGGGACGGCTATGAAGTTGGTTCTCTTTGGGCGGTGAACACTCGCGAGATTCGGAAGGCTACCGGAGTCGGTGAAGGGGCGGCTTCCTGGGGGTCGAATCTAGCGGCCAGCGGAACGCATAATCTTTACTCTTCGGAAAAGCCGGGGGCGACAAACGACAACACGGAAGGCTATACGGTTGCGGCGGATGGCGCGGCTTCGATCTGGTTTAATCAATTTACGAACACGGTTTACCTTTGCACGGATAAATCAACCGGGGCGGCAGTCTGGACGGCGGTTTCCAATACGGATTTCCAGCACAATTTCACGGCAACTTCTGACCCTGATTCCAGCAACGACACAACCGAAGGCTATGCGGTGGGTTCCTACTGGATCACGAACACGCGAACGATTCAGGAATGTTCTGACGCTTCAACCGGGGCGGCGGTATGGGCGGCGGTATCCGGAACGCATAACCTGAACGGCGGCAGGACTCCGAAGGGCGCGGACAATGACGATTATTCCTATGCGGTCGGCTCCCTTTGGGTTTGGCCGGAAGAGGGGCGAGCGTGGGAACTTACTGCGCTCACCGGGTCGCAAACGGTTCGCTTGATGGATTTCAACGTATCGGCGGATCTTCGATATGTGATCGAACTCGGGGACGGTTACGCGAGGTTCTGGAACTCGGACGGAACGCGATTTGTAGACGCATTGAATTCGCCTTACACTGATCCCTTGCAGGTCATAACGCCATACGATTCAACGGAAATCCACGACGTTCAGATTGCACAACTCGGGAACCTTGCCTATTTCGCTCACCCTGACCATCCTCCGCAAAAACTGGAAAGGAGCTATGACGCATCATTCGCGGCGGCAACCTTTACCTGGTCGGAAGTGGCTTGGAGTTACCCGGCATTCAGGGATATAAACCTGAGCGAAGTAACGGCAACACCGGACGATACAACGGGTAGGCCGGTGACAATTTCATTCTCTGCGAATCCGTTTACGGAAACACTGGAATATGACAAATATACAGGGGCGCGGATTGCTCTCACGCATAGGCGGGCGGCATCCAGTTTGAAGCTGGATCTTGTTACCGGGACGGACGACTTTCCAACGGACCCATTGGACGTTATAGGGGACTATCAGGTTTACACTTACGGGGCTTACACGGGAGTGCTTACCCTGCAATTCCAAGATCCAGCGGGAACATGGCAGACTCTAAAGACGTTTGAATTCAAGTCGGAGGCGGACAGACAAATCGTGTATTCTTCTTCGACCGACACCCCTTTGAAGTTACGGCTTACTCAAGCGTGGACGGCAGGGACGGCGGGAACGGCTTACCTTGAAGTGGCTGATTCTCGCGTTACCGGATACGGAAGAATTCTGAACGGCATTCCTTTCTCTGGAGGGTTGCCAGTGGTTCCCGTGGAAGTGGAACGGGACTTCAACGCTGCAAGCGCGACAACAGAATGGGCGATTGAATCATGGGCGGAATACGCTGGCTATCCTCGGGCGGTCGCGTTCCATGAACAAAGGCTATGGTTTGGAGGGACGGAACTGCAACCGAATACGGTATGGGCTTCGGCGGTGAATGATTTCGAGAACTTCCGTCGCGGGGCTTTCGATGGCGATTCTCTGGCGTTCACCCTGGCGGCGCAGGAAAATAGCGCGATTCAATCCCTGCTTTCTCACGAAGCTCTGGTAATCTTCACGCAATCGGAGGAATGGACCGTTGCAACGAGTCAGCAAACGGCAATCACTCCAAGCAATGTTTTCGTTCGTCGGCAATCGCGATACGGATCTACCTACCGTCAGGCTTTTGTGGCGGCGAACAACCTCCTTTTCCTGGATGCCGGGGCGCGGAAACTTCGGCAATTCGCGTATTCAGCAACAGACGGATCGCAAGGGGAGGCTTCGGACCTGAGCAAATACGCGGAACACGTTACGATTTCCGGCGTGAAACAAATGGCTTTCCAGCGTCACCCTGATCCGATTCTCTGGAGCATTACAAATGATGGGGTTTTACTTTCCTTCACGTTTGAACCGGATGAAAACGTATTGGGGTGGGCGCGGCATACCTCCGGAAGCGGCGTCTTTGAATCCGTCATAACGATCTACGGGACTACCTCGGATGAGGTTTGGCTTGTCGTCAACCGGGGCGGGGAACGATTCATTGAAAGGCTTGATGCGGAAGCGTATTCAAAGCAGGAACTTGGGACTACTGATGAAATGATCTACCTGGATTCCGCCGTCTATGTGGCAAATTCCTCACCCTCGGACACGGTGAGCGGCCTGGATCACCTGGAGGGGGAAACAGTTGCCATTCTGGCAGACGGGGCCGTACAGGCAAGCAGGGCCGTTTCCAGTGGGGCTGTTACTCTGGACGGGAACGCGGACAAGGTAGTGGTAGGACTTCCCTACACTTCAACTCTGCAACCTTCCAAAATCGAGGTGGCTGCGGAGAACGGGACTTCTCAAGGGAAAACCTTCCTTTGCAAAAAGGTCCACTTGAATCTCTGGAAAACCTACGGGCTGGAATGCTCGGACGGAAACTCACCGGCCAGTTGGTTTCCCGTCCTTGGCCGGAATCCGGAAACCGCTCTTGGTGATCCGGAACCGTTGTTTACCGGGTTGGCCGAAATCACAAATCAAGGGAGGCACAAAGACAGCGTAGATGTTACAATCCGGCAGACTCTTCCACTTCCGTGCAACGTGCTTGCAATGATTCCTCAAATTCAAATCTCTTCCGACTAATGTTCTTCCTCCTTCCTCTTCTTGGCGGCGCGGTAAGTGCTCTCGCAAAAAATAGCGCGGCGAACCGGCGCGAAGATATTGCGCAGACGAATTACGGGATTGACGTTACAAACGCGCAACTCGATTACGGGCGGCAAAAGACTCAACTCCGGTTGGATAACATCGGGACACGGATCAACCTGGATGCCTCCCGTACGTCGATGAAGCTCGCGCTTGCAGATGCACAAGCACGGGAACGAAACGCGGAGCGATTGAGGCTCTTTGCTGCGGCAAGGACGAAGGAAAGCCGTCAGGGAATCAGGCGGCAAATGCGGAGTTTTGAGGAATTCCAATCGGGGCAAGCGGCAGCGGTTGGAAAAAGCGGCGTCACAATGGGCGGATCTGCTATCGAGGTTCTGCTTGAAAGCGCGGAACAGTTCAAGATGCAGATTCAGGATATGCACACTCAAGCGAGTTTTGAGCGGAACAATACTCTGGAGGATGCGCAGATTGAGGAAATCGGAGCGGATCGAGACAGGGCCGGGGCGCGGGCTTCCTTCGGGTATGCTAAGCGGGGCGCAAGGCTATCGCGGGCGGCTTCACGACTTGGGAGAACATCGGCAAGGACGGCATTTCAATCGGCTCTACTGGAAGCGGAAATGGATCGTTTGAGCCAGAACGATACGGCACGGGGCCAGCGTCTCAGCGCGGCTGGTCAGGCTCTTGGGACAGTCGGAAACTTTTTGCAAATGCGATACCAGTATAACCAGAATGCACCGGCAAGTTCCGGCGATATTCCATCAGCAAGTGCCTACCCGGTAGGGCAACGCAGTATTTTCAGATAATGAGCAACACAGAAAAAAATGAGATTTCAGACAAGATTGATTCGCTTTCAAAGTTGGCGAATTTAATCAAGATTTTACTTGTCTCAGCATTCGCAATGGGGGGATGGGTTGGCACTTTGGAATGGAGGCAAAGGCAACATGAGGAACAATCCGGAGAACTTTTATCAAAGTTGGAGCATACACAAAAAGAAACTACGGCTTTCAGCTTGTGGAAAGAAAGGACGGATGCGAACCGATTTGATTTGAAGATGGCGACGGATCTCAGCAACAACCTTTCTAATCGTGCCAACCTGCAAGACTTAAAGGTGCAGAAGCTCGAAATGGGACAAGAGGAAATTCGGAAGAGTCTGAACCGGATTGAAAACAAGCTAGGAACAAACTGATATGCCATTGATTCCACAATTCAGAGCAGAAGGACCGGCAACGGCGCAACGTCCTGCGATGGAACGCGAGCGGCGTTCCCCTCGCGTAGATGCCTCCGAAGCATTGCGGGGAATCGCTCGGCTATCCGGAGCGGTGGAGGATGGCGGCGAAATCGCGAACATTGATCCGAACCTGGGGCAAGCGAGCGCGGCGGGCGTAGCGGCCATCGGGGAAGGTATCGAGGACGTAGGCGGCGCGCTCTACGACATTGAGATGCGCGTTCTTGAAGCGAAGAACTACGCGGACGAACACGACGCGCAAATCGAAATGGATCGCGAGGTTCTGCGATTCGAGGAATGGAAAGCCGATAATCCTAATCCGGAGTCGTGGGAACCTGCTTGGCGGGAACGTATGCAGAACTTCGGGGGGCAATACTTCGCGGGCAAGAACCTTTCCCCGAATGCAGAAGTAGCAATCCGGCGACGAATGGAATCCTTCACCGAAGGGCGCGCTATCAATGTCGGAATGGACGCGATGCGTACGACGGTGAAGAAAGCACAAGAGTCACTGTACGCGGACATTCTGCGGGCGAGATCTGCGCGAGACTATAAACAGGTAGAATCCCTTACGGCCTACGGGGAACAACGGGGCTGGATTGCGGCGGACAGGGCGGAAGCGATCCGTATCCAGGCGCGGGACGAAATTCAGGCAAGGACAACGGAAGATGCTTTGAACTACGCCAATGCCTTCGCAATGCGCGGAATGCTTCCGGAGGCACGGGAACAACTGGTAGGCGCGGGCCTTGAGCCTAGCGAACTGGCCGAACAAATGGCGCGGTTTGAGACGGTGACGGCGGCGGCAATCGAGACGGAAGAGGCTTACACCGTTGCGGCGGAATCCTCCCCGGTGGAGGTGGCACAAAATCTGGATGCGAAAGACGAATACGGAAACTTCACCCATTTTCCGCATATCAAAGGAACGGCGCGGCAGAAGTTGGCTTCGGACCTATGGGGCCAGCATTACGCGGAGAAATCGCAGATTGCGGACTACGTAAAGGAAGGACTTGCGAACGGTTCCTTTCAATCGCTGGAACAAATCGAGGAGCAATTTGACGGCTTTGAACTCTCCGAAATGGAGAAGCGGACCTATCAGGATCAGCTTTCCGGCCAATACGTGAAGGATGAGGGCTACGTTCAAGCAGCTGTTATCGCGGTGGCGGGATACGATCCGGCAACTGATCCACTTGGAATCAAGGCCGGTTCAATGGCTTCGGAATATCAGGCGGTCTTGGGCGATGATCCCCGGCTTGGCGGGATTCTTTCCGTTCTTGAAAAGCGGCGCAATGGCGAATCCCTCACGATGGAGGAGGAGACGAAGGCGAACAAATTGCGGGAAGCTCGGGAAGTGATCGAGGCGGGCGGGACTTGGAAGCGAGACGCGAAAGCCATTGAGGTTTACGAAAAGGACGGGGTAAAAACTTATTTCGATACTTCCGTGGAAATTAAGGAGGGAGAACCGGGCTACTTTGAGACAGAACCGGGCTTCTTTGATCTCAAGGGGAAGTCGGGCCGAATCGTGCAACTCTCCCAAGAGGATCGGGCTATGATTGATTCGGTTGAATCGAGCAAAAGAAAAGGCATGGTTGAAGATATTTTGACAAAGAACAAAGAACTTGCGCCAGCTTCCGAAATCATTTCCAGCCTGGAACGGTCAGCGGCAACCGGACAAATCTCAACAGGGGCGGAATGGGACGATGAATTCAAAAGGTTGATTTTACCGGAAGCAGATAAATCGTCTCAATTACAAATCGAAAGAGACTCGCAATTATTCCCTGAAAAAGCCTTGCCGGAAATACAGGGTTCAAATGAAGATATGATTCGAGATATTAAGAAAAATGCGGCGATGATGAAAGCTAAAGCAACCTTCTAAAATGCCAATATCAGAACTAGAGCTTAACAAGGTTCTTCGGGTCGCAAAAGAGAACCCGGATGACTTGGAATTGCAGGAAGCTGCAATCACGTATTACGATACCTATGAGCGTGAGAAACCGCAAAGGATCAACAAGACACTAGGGTTTTTCCGGGATCGAGAAACGCACGGGCTAACAGGTGAAACGCTTAACGAAATCAACAGGATACAAAAGCACGATCCGATGGCGCGGTATCGGCTTTTGAATGACCGATACTTGAAAGAAGTGGTGGGGGTTGATGAAAAACTTTTAAGGAACGCGGGAACCTCCACACGGGCGGCATACTCAGAAAAGGTATGGGGAACGAAAATCACGGATGAAGGGCAATTCTTCCAGCGGATCGCGGACGATGTAGATACCGGGGACGCTCTTGAAAAATACGGAAGGGCGGCAGGATTGCGGGGCGTTCCGCCTGTTCAAGCGATGGCAGAGCTTCCGGAGGACATTGCGAACTCTGAGGTTTTCCGGGCGAAAGAGTTTGAATTCCGCCAGCAATACGAAAGGGCGGTAAGGCAGGGAAGCGAAATGATCGGGCCGCACGTTGATCTTGCGCGCAAATTTGCTGCGGACCTGAAAACGTCGATGGGGATTGAAACGGAAGGCGGCGAAAAGCGGGACGATTCGGATTTCGTCAATACGGTTCTGGACCTTCCGAAAGACAGGCGGGCGGCTTTCATTGCTTCGGTTGTCGAGATAGCAGGGGAAGGCGAGGACAAGAACATTTTTCAGAAGATGGCTGAACGGGTTGGCCGTTCTACGGGGATGATTTCAAACGGGGCAACGGATTTCTTCGCGCAAAAGTTGGAAGGAATACACGCGCTTGAACGGGCGATTATCAGAAACGGAAGCATTGAACTGCCGGAAGAGTTAGGTTTCGACACTCACGCGGCTCTACAGGGATCAGTGAAGCACCGAAAAGACTTTATCAATAGCCTTGATTCGGAGGATGGTCTTTTCACTACAGCTATCCCGGAAGAAGGCTCGGAGGAATGGAACGCTTTACCGGACGACGTACAAGCGAACCTTGAACAACTGAGCAGGGAGCGGGACGCTGTAATGCTACAGCACGAACTGGAGCAACTGGCTACGGGCGTGATTGATCCATCACAGGGGGATTGGTGGCTAGACAAGGGATTGCTTGGCGTTTCCTCTTCGGTTCCTATCATGGTGGCAATGGCTACTCCTCTGGCTGGTCAGCTTGCAGTTACGTCAGCCTATCGGAACAATGAAAAAATGGATCTACTCCAGGCCAATCCTGGGATGAGCCTAAGCGATGCGGACACTATTGCCGGGTTTTCTTCCGTCCTGATGACGATGACGGAAAAATTTGAGCTTGGGGTGTTCAAGGGAAAGCTACCGCTTTTGAATGGTTGGTTGAATAAGGCAACGCTGACAACGAAATCATTCGTTTCCCGTATGGGAGTCAGGGCGGTAGGGGGAGCGGCGATTGAGATTCCGCAAGAATTCGTTCAAGAGGTATCTACGCCACTATTTCAAGAATTGCTTTCCGCGCTGTCGTCCGATGTTCCAAGTGTTGATTGGGACGGGGTTCTTACTCCGTTTTTCTCTGATGAGAACATGAGCGAATTGATTCCTACCGTTGTGATGATTTCGCTATTCGGTGCGGGGGTTGGAGCGTTACGCGATCACAAGAACGGGCGCGGACTGGTAGCGGACGCGGACGCTCTCCGCTTGGTAGGGATCAGCGAAGCGAAGGCAAACGAAATCCGGACACTCGCAAAGGCCGAAAAGTGGGACGAAGCGCAAGCACTTCTTCGGGAGGAATTCAAGCAGAGCGGGCGGGATCAACAGAGCATGGCGGAAACGCGGGCGGAAATCGCGGAGAAAGTGGTAAAGCAGAAGCAGGAGCGAATGGAAACAATCCAGAAAGCGGAAACGCTGGACTTGCTTCCTTCGATCCGGAGGACGGCGGAAGGCTATTCGCTGCAATTCAAGGACGGGACGGCAAGAGGTTTCGAGACTCACGGCGAGGCAATGGACGCGGCTTTTCAGGCGGCAAGCGATAGCTCTCTGCGACTCCATGAGGAAACTCGGAGCATCATGCGGAAATCTACCAGTAGAATGGAAACTGGCCGCGAGTTTGATTTCATCTTTGAGACTCGGGAACTGAATGAAGCGCAAGCGATTGAAGAGGGACTTTCGACGAAGGAGGGCTTAGAGGACCGGCGCAAACAGGGGGAGGTTCTGGACGATCAGGAATTTGAAAAAGAGGGCGCACAAAAAGAGGACGATTTTCGTGCGCCTACTGAGGAGAGTATTGAGCAGGAATACGACGAAGCCTTTACGGCGGCGGAACTTCATGCGCTGGAAGAGGGTGACAAAGACGTTATTTCCATCATCCTCGGGACAAACTCAACCTTTGGCGAGGAAATCCAAAAGACGACGATTAGGCTCTTCAACGGTTACACTCCTTATACTGTTCTGGAGGAGAAAGTGGAAGGTGACGTTTCGGCGATGCTGAAAAAAGGAAAGCGGGATTGGCTCATTAAATCGCTTCGGGAAGTGGAGGGACAACTAAACACCGGGAAACACGCCAGCCGATTGTTCATTGAAGGGCGGGCCGATGAGGATTTGACGCCGAACGACATTCGAGAAGCGTTCTCACACTTGGCAATGTCCTACTTTGCGGGAAGATCCAGGCGCGGAGAGAGCGATATGCAGTCGCAAGAATTCCGCGATTGGGCGGCGAAGGTCATGCGGGGAAATCTCGGGGTGGCGATGGAATCCTACGGGCGATTTTTCAAAGCAGTCTGGAAGCGGGCGGCAAAGCTGAACAAACTCCGTAGAGAAGGCAAGCTGGATGCGGATCTTGAAAAGGCTCTGGCTCGATCTGTCGGATTCGGAGAACAGCAAGAATACGATTCTTCGGTGAAGAAGGCGCGGCAAGACTTCCTGGACGAACTGGACGAAGGCGGGGGTTTTGAAATGGAACCGGAGACGGCAAGCACGTTTGTGCCTACGGACGACGCTCCTTTCTCGATCATTGAAAAGGGACCGGGCTTTGAGGCGTTCTCTATGCCTGACGGTCGCAAGCTGGAAGGACCGGCATCGTTCTCGATCATGGCGTTCCACGGGACTCCGCACAAGGTGGACAAGTTCAGTCTTGGGAAGATCGGGACCGGCGAAGGGGCGCAGGCGTACGGATGGGGATTGTATTTTGCGGAAGATTTCAAAGTTGCCAAAAGCTACAGGGATGGACTTGCAGGGAAACGCTGGAGAAACGAAAACGGATTTCTCGCGGATCAAGTCGGACCAGTTGCTAGAAAGTTCATAAGGGAAGCGGAGGCTTTAGGGTATGACGCTAGGCAATCATTGAAGGATGCGGCGGAAGGAGCTGCATATTTTGTTTCTCGCGGCGAAAACGTAGAGTCAAATCAATCTGTTGTAGATGCGGCGAATGAAGCGTTGCCTCTGTTTGAGAGTGCAGAAATAACAGAAACCGGAGCAGTCTACACCGTAGAACTGGACGCGAATCAAGATGACTTTCTCGATTGGGATAAGCCGTTGAGCGAGCAGAGTGAGAAGGTTCAAAGGGCATTGACTGGACTTTCTGAGGATTACAGCGAAAACTCAGACGAATATGACGCGGCAGAATTAGGCCAGACGATTTATTCTAGGGTTCGTTCAATGCTTGTTCAGGGGCAACTGAACATTGACGTTTTTGATTCACGCTACAAAGAGGACGCAAAAGACGAAAACGAGCGTTTAGCAGACGTTCTAAACGTGGAAGGTATCAAAGGAATCCGCTACCTGGACGGCAACAGCAGAGCGGACGGCGAAGGCTCATACAACTACGTGATTTTCGATGAATCCCTAGTCAAGATCCTCAAGGAGAACGGCGAGCCTTTGCAGGATGAGCGGGCGGAAATGCAACCGTCCTTCTCGATGATTTCTAAGAGCGGAGAATTTGACGACAGCTACCGGATTCAACACCAGCCTTCTTCCGAAGATGCTCGGCTCGACTCTCTTGCCGAACTAATGGGAGAGGATATTTACGGACCTAACGCATTGCAATACTACGGCGCGGGGCAGGATGGAGAAGCGGAAGCGGTGGAAATCTTCAAAAGAGTAAAGGGCAATCCGGAAGCCTCGGTTGAAATCTACAGGGTAGTTCCTGATTTTGTAGAAGAAATCAACCCTGGCGATTGGGTTACTATTTCAAAGACGGCTGCGGACGCGATGAATGATCCTACTTTTGTGGGGGTGGACAATCAAGGGAATGAGCAAGGCGCAAAGATCATCAGCAAAGAGGTTAAAGCCAAAGAGATAGTTTGGCCGGGGGATTCGCTTTTAGAACAGGGCTACGCTCCGGAAGGCTATTCTTTCTCGATGATCTCCAAGCAGGTTGATTCGGACTACCTTGCTGCGGTCGAGGCCGGGGATATGGAGGCGGCGCAACGGATGGTCGATGAGGCGGCGAGGCGGGCGGGGGTAGGTAGCCCAAGAGCGGTGGACGATAAGGATATTCTTGATCGTGATTTATTTTGGAGGTTGGATAGTGCTAGGCAGGAATTGAATCCGGCATTCAAATCAACTTCACAAAATGACGATATTATAGAGGACGGGCTATCTACATGGCCAACCTTAGAGCGATTGCTGCATAATATCGCGTACGGGGACGCTGATTATTCGATGGGGAGTGTTGATATTGTTGCAATTCACGGTGAAGAAGTAGGCGTTGGGCAGGATGGGGAGCCAGTTATTATTCCAAACTCAGAGGCGGCGCGATTTAGGCACGAAAACCTAGCCGTGTATGGGGATACTCCGGTTTCAGACATGGCCGATGCAGCAGAAGATGGTTTAACGATTCCTGATTTTCTTAGGTTCGGCTGGTCCCGCGTTGCTGAAATGCAAATGAGATTCGATCCCGTAACCTACGACTCGGACGGCAACGTGATTCCGCTCTCCAAGCGTTTCGATTCTTCGCGGGATGAGATTAGCTTCTCGATGATCTCAGTATCAAAACACCTTCGTGATGATCCTAGATTTGAAACTCTAAAGGCTGACGGACGTATTGAGACGGGCGTAGACATCGGGAGATTCATCGGGGATAACATTATCCTTCATGCTCCGGACAATGCCTTTGCTGGCGAAATAGATTTTGGTGACGGTAATGTGGTAGAAGGTAAAGGGGGGGTGTACTACCCGCTTGTATTCGCAGATGACAATTACTTTTGGGCATCGACGCGGAACGCTGCAATGGGAATGGCGAAACTTCTGAACGAAAACTCAGCAAAGAACGGCGGGAGGATTCGCATGGGTCTGGTTTCTTCGCCTGTCGAAAAACTATTTTCTTCTTCGACGCTATCAATTGGAACCGTTACATTTTTCGAGGCATTAGCAAAAAACCCTAGAAAGAGCGGAGTAACACGTACGAAACTCAATGCAATGATAGCAAGAGCCTCCAGAGCGGAGGCGGTTGTAAATGGGAAGGCCAAAGGTTTTTCTGCGAGGCTAAGGGTTGGAGATGGGCTGGACGCGAACCTGGTGAACATCCGGAAACTACTCGATCCCGATAAATCTATTTTCGCGGTGCGCAAGGCTTTCGTGGAATCCCTAGCGTCTCAGCTTGCCGAAGAAACAAAAGGAAATGATAATCACGCTTCCTATATTGCGGAAACATTAACCAGGGAAGGCAACAGATTTGCAAAGGGTGCTATTAAATCTGGTAAATTATCTAAAGCGGCAATCCTTCAAGGACTAGGGGATCTTTTTACAGAGCCATTTCTCAAAGACTTTCAGGAACACGGGAACGGCAAAGTTTACGCAATCATTGAAGTTGATGGAGAAGTCGAGGCTATTCCATCAGACAGGCATGAAAGTTACCCGTTTGCAATTTCACCGAAAGACAAGGGGAACAAGGTAAAGGTGAACGTTCTGCGCGAAGCGTTCGACTGGCAAACAGTAGTCGGCAAAGAAGGCGGCGAGAAAACGCTACCATCCGAAAGGAAGAAACTTTTTCCAACATCCGGGATTTCCGGCGCAGGTCTTGAGGTTCTCCCGCTCCCGAAAGATAGTCCTGGAGCACCACTTTCTTTCTCGATCCTCAAAAACGCAGACACGCGCATTGCGTCCGCATTCTCCCCCGTCAAACCGAAACCGGAAGCAAAGCGCAAGATTGTCCAGGAGGTTCAAAGGCGAGTAGCGGAAGCGGAGCGGAAGTGGCAAACGATTCTCAACGCGAACCGCTCAAACAAGGAAATCGAAGCGGAGCGCAAGAACCGGGAGGCGGATCTAATGGCGGATAAGCTCGATACGCTCTCTCCTTCGATGGTGGCGGCTCTGGAGGTTTCAAACGATCTGGATGACGAGGCGCAACGTCCGCTTCTCTCGCGGCTTCTCACGCGCAAGACTTACACGCGCAAGGACGGGAAGGTTGTCGGATATTGGGGCGGGTCGATCAAAGCCAAGAGCAAGGCCAGTGACAACAGCCTAGCGGAATACGATGATATGCCCGATGGCTTACCGTCCTACGTGTTTGGCGGTGATATGTCACCGGATCAGGCGGCGGCAGAAAACGGCTTCGATTCCGTGGCGGATTTCTGGACGGCATTAGAGCGGGAAATCGAATCATTCCGCTCGGTCAAAGAGCAAAGCGCGGAAGCAACGGCGCAACTTCGCGAACTCGAAAAGGAAGCTCGGGACGAATCCCGCGAATGGGCGGCGGAACAACGGAAACTCAGGCGTGGGGTAGGATCGGACCGGCAAACGCTTATCGGCGCAATGCGAACACTGGACGCAATGATTTCCGCTCTTCCTCCGGAGGTTCGTGGCAAGATCGGCGGATATACCCGGTTGGCGCAATTCAAGGGGCCGGTTCCAATGATGGAGCATTTGGAGAAGAAAGCGGAAAAGGTTAAGCAGGTTCTGGAAACTTGGTTGGTAAAAGAGCAACGCAAGCGAGTCGATAAAGCACTTGAAAAAGCGAAGGTAAAAAAGACGGCTAAGGGAATCCCTAAGTCTGATCTTCCTGCCGATACTCTAAGTGAGTTACAAGCGATCAAGGAATACGCGGACCTCTCTAAGCTGGAATACGATGAGCAACTATCCGAACTCAGTGAGAGACTGGCGGAATCCGGAAGCGCGGCGGATACGGAGCGAATCACGGACGATATGGTGCGGCTTGTGAGCTTCGGACACATTGACGGGATGGATAGTGCGCAACTGGAATCCGTTGCCGACAATCTGGAAACCCTGATAAAAACGGGGAAAACCATCAAACAGGTGATGGACGAGGAGCGGGCGGCAGAAGTCCAGCGTATTGTTGACTTCGTAAACGAGGATGTTACCGGAGGAAAGGGGGAAATGCTCTCAAACGAAGCGAAGAAGAGAGCAAGGAAGCGAAAAGGATTGGGCGGGATCAAAGGCGGAATAGCGGGACAGCACCGAAGGAATCTTTCCTGGGAATGGATTCTGAACGGATTGGCTCGGGAAAATACCGAAGTGGGAACGCTTCAAGGAAAGTCTACGAAAGAACTCTCTGAGATGGTTCACGTAGCAACCCACAAAGAGAAGAGGGCTAACCTGAAATCAGCGAGGGAATTCAAAGATTTTCTTTCCGAAGTATTCCAGGCCAAAGGCGTGAAGCTATCGCGTAAACTCGAAAAGCTAAGCGAGGAGATTGAAAAGACTGGGGTTTTCCGAATTGATTACGGACGAAAGGGAAAAACCACAAAGAAGGAGATTCGCGCAACGGTGGTTGAATCCGTTCTTGTGGGCGGGGTAGATCCCGGCTCACTCGGCTTTGACGCTAAAGAGTGGAACCTTATCAAGCTGGCGTATCAAGAGCGATCACAGAAACAGAAGGGCAAAAAACTATCCCTTCCAGATAACGCAATTATCAGATACGAAGTTGAGAACCAGGGGCGGAAAGAAGAACTCGATCTTTCACAGGACCAGGCGATTAATTTGACAATGCTTTACCGGCAAGAGGAGCTTCGCGAGTCCATGCAGGAAGAGGGATATAGCGATGAAACAATGGAGCAAATGGAGGCTTTTCTTTCCCCGCAAGCAAAAGAGATTCGGGAATGGTTGGCGGAATTCTACGATAGAAATCACGGGGAATTAAACAAGGTCTTCAAGGTGGAGAACGGCGCGAACCTTCCCAAGATTGAGAACTATTCGCCCGCGGTAAGAATGGCGCAAGGGACTGAAAAGGAAATGGAAATCAACGGGCAAGGCGGCTCTGCGATGACGACAACCCCTAGCTTTTTCATCAGTCGCGTAAAGAACTTCGCGCAAATGGATCAGCGAATCGGAGCGATGGAGATTTACTCCAGGCATTCCATGCAAAGTAATCACTACATCGCATGGGCTAAGCCGGTGAAGATCCTGCGGGGCGTATTCGGCAACGCGGATGTTAAGGGAAACATCAAGGCTTACCGGGGGGACGACCATCTAAAACTGGTGAACGAACGGATTGAATGGTTCGCGGACGGGGGGAACAGGGCGGCAGGACATTACGCATTCCTCTCTTCTCTCCGGAACACGTTCACCTTATCGGCTCTTTCTTGGAATATCTTCACTTCATTGAAACAGCTTACTTCTCTTCCGGCTTATATGTTCGATATGAGCGCGGCAGATTTCGCGACGTATTCAGCAAAGTTTGCGGCTGACATTCCGGGGAATATCAAATCCATGCTTGAAACGGAATACGTTAAGGCGCGCTTAGAAGAGGGCTACGAGCGCGACGTTATTTC